AAAGCTGGCATCACTCACCATCCTTGAACGCTTTGAGTTCGTTGAACGCTTCACGCAACTTGGCGAGGTCCTCGGCGGTGGCTTTATCCAAGTCGACGTTCGCGTTCTTTGCGACAGTCAATGGTTGGATGGATGCTTTCGCACAGGCGGCGAAGAACTGGTCTAACTGTTCTTTGCTGAGTGCGGTGTTTGCGGTCACGGGTGAAGGCGTAGGTACTTGTGCTTTACCAGTTGTGCGCAAGCCCGAGGACGGGATAACTCCCTGCGCCTTCCCCGCTACTTCTTGTCCTTCCCATTCTTGTTTCGTCCACAGCGACAGGCAGATACCGAATCGCATTGCGGCGTTACGAAGGAAATCTCCGACGAGTTCTTTGTCGAGGTCAGGCTTGTCATGCTTGACTGTGCCGACACCAAGCAACTGCTTGCCATGCACATAGAGGTGACCCCACATGACTGCCATGCCGTTGACGACATGAATGGCGGGGCGTCCGTTGTCCCAGCCTGCTGGCTCCCACCACCACATCGGGTCTATCTCGATGAGGATTTTGGTGATGTCTGCGTGACCGACGAAATCAAGTTGGGTTCCTCCGCGTGGGAGTTTGCCAACAATCTTTGGGTCGGGCACACCATAGTTGTCAAGAATGGCGCGTAGCGCTGTGTTTGTTTCTGTGTTTTCCATTACTTCTCCCCTTTCAGGAGCAATGTGCGTGTGGTGACTGGCTTGCTGTACTTGTTGGCGATGTCTGGCTCCATCGCCTTGAGTGTCTTGATGTCGAGGGACTGCCATGTTCGTCCCTTCCATGTAGCGATGATGGTTCCGTTGACGGTGGCGTACTCGTTCGCACCCATCAGTTCGCACAGTTCTGCTTTCAGTTTGTCCTCAAGTTCGCTGAGACCCTTGAGTTCTCGTTTGACGTGCTTTAGTTGTGCAACCAAATCCTCAGCCGTAGCAGGTAGTTCGACAGTCGTAGGCTCAGGTTTCGCATAGCGTGTGCTGATGGTTTCATAGGACCAGTTGACTCCTTCGGGTGTGATACCTAGGTCGATGCAAGTCAACCATTTGGATACGGCATCAACGTGTTCAATTTTTTCTTCAACGGAAACGTCTTGTCTGACGACATGGAACGCCATCGTAGAGTCAAAGATTCCCCAAGTGATATGGTCCACGTTCGCACAGATGGCTTGCTGGATTCCTTGGATGCGCCAGTAGTCAAACAGTTCCCCGTCAAATGGCTGGGACAGGGTCTTGATTTCTAGGACATAACGCGTCCCGTTATCCTCGTAGAAGCCGTCGAGTGTGGCAATCATGCGGGCTGAACCGTCATCGGATTCTGCTACGAACATTTCCTCTGGGGTTTCGTAGTTGATTCCTGTGCGGTCAATAGCCCATTTGATGCACAGTGGTTCGAGGTCGTTGCCTCGGGTCATTGCCCATGTCGGTGCGATAGGTGCGGGGGGTATGTCACCTAACAGTTCTGCGGCGTATTGGTCGGTGGGTACGAATCGGTGTAGCCCGTAGATTGCGGCGACCGCTGAGGCAGAGACACGCTTGCGTTTCTGTTCGTCCCAGAATCGGACGGCCAACCAATCTGATTCGCCGTGTGTTGGTTTGGATATGCGGTAACGCTTCATGCGTTGCTCCCTTCGTTGTCCTTCACCAACCACCCTACACGAGGGTGATACCGTATGTCAACTAAAAATCTTGAAGAATTTTCAGGTCACGCACCATGCCAACAGGGATATGGATTGCGTGGATTCCTTCACCTTTGCACAGGGTCTGCCATAGGGTGACGTGCTGGTCTTTCGAGCCTGGTTCACCGACAGGGATGTGGAAGCCGACTGAGTTGACGATGCACTCGCCGTCGTCGTCGTAGTCTTTGAGTTCGAGCCATCCGCCGTCAGACATGTGGGTGTCTGCCCATGTGACCATGACGATGGGGTAGCGGTTCCCTTGCTCCATGTGGTCAGGCTACCAGTTGGGTGCGACGCTGTTTCGATTCGATGATTGCGCGGTCCAGTTCCTGTAAGGCTCTGAAAAATTCGTCCTCTTCGGTGTGTCCTGCGACTCTGGCTCGGACCAAATATTTCCGTATTGCGTATAGCGTTTCGGGTGTCATAGGGACTGCGACGATAGCAGCCCATCAAACTGTTTTGCGATTCGTCAGTGATGCGTTTCGATGTGTCTATCCAACTTGGAATCGACACGGTCAATCTTGTCCTCGACGTTGCCCTGCTTCTTGTACACCATCTTCAACATGCCCATCACGACCTCATGGTCGGACGCATTATCCTTCTTGAACTTCTGGATGACGGTGACTAGGACAGAAAAAGCACCAGCAACAACAGCACTAAGAAAGACAGCCCAGCCCGAATCCACATCAGGCTCCCTTTGATTCCTTCCACGCCTTCACACGTTCAGGCACATCATCGCCTGCAACGTAACGCAGATGCCACGGCTCCGATGGGAGTACTTCCCATGAGAAACCGAACGAGGTCGCGTTCTTGGCAAGCCATTCAAGTCGTGCACCCGAAGCGTTGGCGATGTCGATTGCGATGCCGTAGTTGTGCTGGCTCGTACCAGGGACCGCAAGTTGCGCCATCCCCTTCTTCAGATACCACGCCTTGCCTTTATAGATGCGTGGCTTCTGCTTCATCAAGGCTGGCTTCGGGTTGTCGGTGTATCGCTGGAAGAACCCGTACTCCTGAACCGCAAGTGAGCGATATGTGTCCGCTGGGCTAGTCGGGCTGAGGTCAATTCCTTCTGCGTTAGCGGCAGCGTCCATCGCCTCATATGCGTCAGCCGCACAATGATGCAACTGACCCTTGCCTTCAATCTTGCGAAGAAGACTTGGGTCAAGTTCACCTGGCTCCACATTCTTGAGGTGGGAACACAACTTCACCTTGATGATGGGAAGTTTGGCGATGTCCACCTTCGCCATTATGCGGTCGCCTCATCCTTCTTCTTCGGTGCGCCAGCACCAGAGAACGCTGCTTCAATTTCTTCCTTGGTGAGAGTGCCATCCACGCTGTAGCGGAGCAACTTCTCGATGACCTGGGCGCATGCCATGACGCCTGCGAGGGCGGCTGACTTCCAGAGTTCGACTCCGATGATTGCGCCACCTGCGACTGCGGCGAGAGCCGAGGAGCCGAACAGGGCGAAGATGCGGAAGATGATGTTCTTCAACTTTTCCATTAGTCAGAGTCTTTCTGTGCGAGAGTGATTACCGAATGTAGCAGAATAGTGAACCCTGTAATCAGGGTTGCCTGCCGTAAGGTAGGACCCGAGAGGGTGATGAGGACCATGCCCGTACCCGCCCAGGTCCATGCGTTATCGACAAGGTAGGTAAGTACTTTCTTCATCAAGGTCGTATTCTAGTAGGTGGGGGGAGCATGGTCAGAACGGCTCCGATAGCGACCAAGGTACGGCGCGCACCGACAGGGATGTTGGAGCCGACGGGGACATAGGTGTCTAGACCCGTCTTGAAAATGTCTACGTTTTCCTCGAAGGTTTCACGGATTTCTTGGGGTGCATCTTGGACGGCTTCGATGAGGGCGGCGACTTGGGTGTCGTCAAGTTCGGTGACGTCCAGCGCCTCAAAGATTTCTTCGGCTTGGGTGGTGCTAACTACAGCAAGCACTTGTGCGTTTGTGGCTAGATAGGCGGCTTGGTCAGGGCTGGGCGGGGTCTCAAGGATGGCATCGACCGCCTTGGCGACCTGCTCGGGGGACGCGATAGGAGCCTCTAGGACGTTCTCGGGGGTGTCAGGTACGGTTTCGGGGGTTGCGCTCACGGGAGGGGCTGTGGACGCGACTGGTGCCATTGTGGTGGCAGCCGCTAGGGTGGTGGTTGTCCGTACCGTGGAGGGGGGAGCAAGTGATGTGGTTGGAATTTCTGGCAGCGTTGTTGGGGGTGGTGGTTCTGCCGTTGTGGATACTTCAGGAACGGTCGTGGCGGGTGCAGTCGTGGCTGATGTTGGTGGAGTTACCACTACTGGTGTGGCTAACGTGGCAGGTGGCGTCGTATCAACGCTAGTTGTGGTGGAAGGAGGAAGCGATGAAGTGGTTGACGTTGGTGTTTCTGTTGTCGATGTACTGGGCGCTTCGGTCGTCAAGGTTGTAGTTTCCTGAACTGTCGTAGAAGTAGTGGTCGTGGCAGGGACAGTCGTTTCTAGGACAGTAGAAGTAGTAGTCGTCGTCGGTGGAGTGGATGCTGTTGTATATGCCCATTCGGGGACTATCTCCCAACCGAGGTCGTCAATGTTCCATGCGAGCATATAGCACGTTCCGCCTCCAGCCTCGAAAAACCAGCCGTCAAGGGGGTTGGGTCCTGGGTCTAGTTCGAGTGTGACGATACGGGACCATGAGCAACCTTTGAGGTTCCATGTCCCGAACTCTTGTCCAGAGATGTTGATGGTTCCGCCGTCATCTGCGGCAACCATGAACTGAATCGTGTCGTGTTCGGGGATGTCAATGAATCCTGTGTAGTGGACCATGAAGAAGTCGTAGCCGCAGTCTTGGAATGGTTCGCCGTTGAAGTTGCGGTTGATGTTGTTCTCTACCTCGGACCCGCACGTCGGGTAGGTGTCGTCTGAGCGTTCTGGTGGTATCTGGTCAATCAGATAGCCGACCGCGTTTAGTCCTGGTTCGGGTTCAGCGTTCGCCTGCGAAGGCAGTAAAGCGAGAAAGGCGACGGGGAGGAAAACTAGCCAGCGGCTACTTCGACCCACGCCAACTCGTCTTCATCCCACGCATACTTCTTGCCATCTGTTGGCATTGGTGTGGGTGGTTGCCAGTCATGGTTCTCGTCCAGTGACCACGAGTTGAATGGTTGTGGTGCTACGAATACGTCTGCGTCAGCGTCGTAGGTGAAGCCGATGCCTGCGTACTGTTTGCGGATTCGATGGTTGTATGAGGTTTGTAGCCAGGTGCCACCCAACTTTAGGTCGTTGGCGAGGAAGTCGTGTCCGCGGTGTTCTTGTTCGTCGGGGACGACAAGTACGCGCACGACCGTGTTGTTTGCGTCGAGTTCTGCGAAGTGAGCCATGATTCCTCCTATGTTATCCGATTGGGTATCTGATGATAACGATGCCCGAACCACCAGCAGCGCCAGCGCCACTATTGTTCCCACCACCGCCACCGCCACCAGTGTTCGCAGTACCAGCGACAGCAGAACCACTTGAACCAGAGCCACGACCACCACCACCAGCACCGCCAGCACCGTTGGTGTTGTTAGCATTTGCCGCACCACCACCACCGCCAGCATAAGTAACCGAAGTCCCAGAAATACTGTTTGCTGTTCCAGCGCCACCAGTTCCACCAGATGTTCCACTATTGGTTGAACCAACTGCACTCGAACCG